AATAAAATATTTTATTAATAAAATCGTTATTCCTCGCATTATTAATTAATAGAAGGGGGAATTACCTCACAAATCGTCTTATTTCATTTATTATATCCACAATCGTCCATAGCTACATTATCCTATATATAAATCCATTACATAGTATATAGGGAATATAACATTCAAGATATTCTAATTTTCAAGGCCTCAAAACCACGTATTAATAAAAAAATTAATTATCTT